TGAGCCATCGCATAGCCCGCCATTTGCAGCTCATAGTCCCTAATCCATTCCTTTTGCTTCGGTTTATTGCTCTGTTTGAAGTCTATGATAGCTAAATCACCATCTAATCTTGCAATAAGATCACAACTACCAGCATACAAACCAGGATAATATAATGTTGCTTCATTCCCGTACACCTCGTCGATCCTATTATCAATCCCGCGGTCCACGATCTTTTCTGCCATCTTCTTGGCCTGTATTCCAAGGTCCGTGAGGTCCATGTAGCCTTCACCTAAACAGTATTTCTCTAGATAGAGATGCATTGCCGTGCCGCGCGCTGCGCTAGTCTTTGTTATCTCAGCCGCTTTAGCATGTCCGACACGATCTCGCCACCTTTGCAGGCTAGCTGCTTTATCTTTTTCTTGAGTCGCCGACAAAATGCTAGTAACTGATGGTAAGGGCTGTCCTTGAAGAACATCTGTAATAGTATAATGTCTGCTACCTTTATGAATGGCGCGAGTAGAAGTCGGATAATCATATTTTTGTACATTTATTAAATCCATATTACTATCTCATTCGCCTAAAAACAATACTCCAATAGCGCGACCATTCTGGACTTCCCGGAACTAGTCTAACTTTTGGTTTGTTAGCCTTTTGGCTTTGTCTATACCTTTCTTCAGTAGAGCAATCTCTGCTTTTAACTGTCTGTTTTCCAGTCTTAATGACGTTATCATCGGCCATAGTACTTCTTTCCATTCATGCACTGAGTGATCCCAGTAATCAAAATATTCTTCCACTGTTCTCTCCAACTCCTTTATATATTTCTTATCTGTATCAACTATGTCCAAACTACCGACGTATTTGTATTTGTGTCCTGTAGTTTGTGGTAAGCTCATGTTTTTATTCTATCAATAAATAAGTCAATAGGCCAGTCAGTTTTATAGTCTCTAGGCGTATCGTGATGCAGTTTATGGTTGCCGGCACCTATAATTAGTATGTTCCATATCCACCAAAACCGATCGGACTCTGAGTCGTGCCTTTCTAAATCAAAGTGAAAACAATTTATAGCTGTTTCTCCAAAATGTACTAAAGCTACAGGGAAAACAGATAATAATAAAAACCACTCCCAACCTAAGAAAAAGTACACTGCGCCATGGGTCAACCAAAACCACAACATGTGAGTCATATCAAAAAATCTAAATATAGGATCATCAAAACTTTTCTTTGCCATAAGATTAACTTTACTATCACTAATAGTAATAGACATAAACAAAGGCAGCGCTGCTCTTAGAACACCCAACACAGGATTATCTAAGTTAGGCGAATGTGGGTCTCTGTCTGTGTCAGTGTATCTGTGGTGTGTAAGATGAACTAAAGACCAATTGTTTGGGCTTGATTGTGTTGCCAGCCCTCCAACATAACACAAAACTATCTTCCAAAAAGCATTAGTAGTGTAGGACTTGTGAGTAACTAAATGGTGATAACAAATATTAATACCAAACATTCCTAAGAATTGTACAATTGCCCAAGTAATAAGTAGTCTAGCATCTAAATTAAATATAAATGGCCACACATAATACAATAACAATGCTGTAGATCCTAAATACATAAAAGTAATATAGTAAGCAGGAAACCTTTGCAGCTTAGTCATGTGTTTATCTTTAGGAAACAAAGTTCTCATGTTTTTATCCAATCTATAAAATATTTTATCGGGTAGTCATTGGAATAATCACGTGGTCTTTCATGATGTTCTTTGTGATTGCCTTCGCCACCAATAACTATATTTATCCATTTACGATTTTTATGTACAAAGTCAATGTCGTAGTGAAACCAATTAACAAAAAACTGACTAATTAAACTGTAACCAATTGGAAAACAAAACGCCAGTAAGAACCAGTCAAAACCAAACAACCACCAAATCACGATCCCCGTTCCGTAGACCTGGATTGGTGCCCACTTGTGCAAGAACATAATAAACTTATTAGTTAATAAATGTCTTACACCTACTAATAGTTTTAGATCGGGCGATGGTATGTTCATCCAATATGGTAGAAACGTTCTGAGCCAACCTACAAACCAACTGTCCTCGGTCCACGGTGTATGTGGATCCATGTCTGTTCCAAGATGCCGGTGATGATGTAAGTGTGTTGCGACCCAGCCTACCGGCCCTGCAACTGTACCATACACACCAAAGAAAGCTAAAAAGTTATACCAAAACTTTGACGTGCGAAATGCTTTATGAGTAAATAATCTATGATAGCCAACATTCGTTCCTAACGTTCCTACCAGAACAGCTAATATGTATGTAATAATTAATCGTGGATCTAAGTTCCAGATGTATTGCCACACCCAACCCAATGTAAAAAATGTAATGAGAAGATACGTGATGGTAAGATAATGCCGATCATATTTTGTAGGAATAATTTCTGTCATTTATAGATACGAACCAGTTTACATACTTTTAACGAATCATTCTTAATTGTAACTTCAGAACTTGTTTGTTTTTTCGTAGCGTGTTTAGCAATAGCTGTCCCTGCTATAGAACAAGTATCACCAAAAACAATGTATGTGTCGTCCCCTGGTTTCGTACTTACAACACTTTCTCCTGGCAAGATGTCTATTTGTTCAAATGTCCATCCTGGATAGTGTTGCATCGGACATAACAATACAGTGTTGTCCTCCATAATTGTAATTTCAGCAGAAGTACAATATGGTTCATAGTGCAAAAGTCCTGCTCTCCATGCATCTGAACGATATTCTTGTACAGTCGTTGCTTCTAAAAAACCATCGCCGCTTGTAGGTATTTCTGGTAAATTAGTAAGCCCTGCGTTGTGTTGATTTAATAATTCTTTAAAAATATCTAAGTGTTCATTTTGAAACACAGATGTTTCGTCCCATTCATAACGAATTTTAAGACTTCCTTCTAACAAAAAATAATTCGTATTAGATTTTACTAAAAAATTATGGTCTGGGTGAAATGTTAATAAAAAATTATCTTCAGCATCTTTGGTATATTCATTAACACTTTCACGTTTTATTCTTTGTTTAGCTTTAGTGTTTTGACTAATAGATATTTGAATTTTATTAGAAACATTAAGAACATTAAAATTTACTCCAAAAATCATATTTCCTCCACCTCTTCAGGATCTACCACGTCAGAAGCATTTGGTTTTAACCAATTTTTAATTTGCTCTTCATCTTCTATTTTATATTTTTCTTTTACAATCCAGTCTCTCATCATGTATATATCTGAATCATAACCAAGTTCTGCAAACCATTTTTGCATTATTCTTTGTTCTTCTCCATTAACTTTATTCTGATAGTCTTCATGGTCTTCTCTTAAACAAAAAGTAAAATCTGAAAGTTTTTCATTGTGGTGTGACCATGTAGTTTCTACTACTTTAGCAGTTTTAGTTTCATTTGTTTCTTCATCAAAATAAAAAGCGTCATCAGGCATGTATTTTGTTGTTTTTGTAAAATCAGAAATATCCATTAGAAAGCCTGTACGTAATACTGTCCATTTAAAAAAGAGCCATCTGCTGTAGCTGGAGAAGTTGTTGTTGCCGGCTGAAAAGGGCTAGGAGCACCAGGAGCAGGGCCAAAGAAGTTTCTAGCATTATCTTGTGTAATCCTATAGTTGCCGCCTGCTGTTGGGGCTGTTAGAACGGTATTTCCTATTGGAATACTCGAGGCCGGAAAACCAGCACAGTTGCTCATGGTAATTATTGTTTGCTGTGTTCCAGAACCATTAAAAAATTTAAACTGACGACTCGGCCAAATTGAGGTGTTTCCATATACCGATGAACCTGCACTTGCATCAAAATTAATAACAAAATCAAAATTTCCTCCTCCTCCAGATGCTCCAGCTGACTGCATAAAACAATCAGTTACAGCTGTAAAACTTTGTGAACCAACTTTCATACTTTGATCAGACATAGTAGGTAATGGTCCTGAGGCTGCATTTCCATACTGCTGAACTGGTGCTTTACCCCCAGTGTTGTGAGAACCTCCAACGTTACCTAAATAATCTGTACCGTTTTTTGCTCCATAAAAATCAGAAACTTCAATTGTATCTGTTGTTCCTGTTGGTATGTTAGCATTAGCAGGAACTGCGTAAGTGTAAGTACCTCCTCTGTTATAAGTACTCATAGTTACGTTTGAAGAAGGACCTCCAAACTCTGCCCTAATACTATTAAAATCTAGTGTGCCGCTGCTGGGAAGTGTCATATTAAATTAAACTCCATTGGTTTAGGAGGATGTTTATCAATATAAGGATCGTAATTACTCCAATGTTCGTGTTTTTCATATATTTTAGGAACATAGTCCCATGAAGAAAACATGAAAGAAATACGGTTTTTTATAACTCCTCGGTTTCTTACTTCACTTATAGCATGATATAAAGGTTTGTCAAAAAGTACTAAATCGTTTTCTTTTGGCTTTATTACTAACATATCGGTGCCTTCAAGGGGCACAAAAGAAGTGTCTAAAATTTCTCTACCGGGTATAAAAGTGGTGTAAGGGAGAATAATTAGTTCTCCTCCTTCCATTTTAGGATCTATATTAACATATAAAATATGAGTATTTAATGCAAACTCTTGCTTCATGTCAGGATCTTGACCTCCATAAGTAACTTCATCATATTTTGCTTGAAGCTCGTTACCGTCTACATGAAATAAAGTTTTTCCTAATGCATTTCTGACCCAATACTCTACGTGATTATCTCTACCTATTAAATGTCTTATTATTTCTTCTAAATAATTAGAAGATTCTTGGGTTTTTCTGCAAAAATTATATGTGGGTATTTCGTTTATGTGTTTTGTACACAAATCTTTTAAATCTCTAAGTCTTTCTGGGTCTAAAACATTTTTAGAATATTTTATATGATCCATTATACCAATCTCGCTTGCTTGAAATAAACTATCCCTTCATCAAAATCAAAGCTGTGTGGATTTCTTAGAAGTTCTTCCGGAGTAACCGCACCCATTCTTGCCCAATTAGTATGGCCATAAAATTTTTTACAAAGGCGATCCACGGTGCACGCTGGTAGGTCCACTACCAATGCGTCCTCAGTAGATTCCGGTATCCACTCTATTTCAAATTCTTCTACTTCCATAACTATTTCGCTTCTCTCCAACCTGGAAAATCACCAGCATCAAACTCATCACTCATTTCCGCTGCTCGTTGTTCTATTTGTTCTTTTTCTTTTTGAGACCAACCTTTCCAAGAAAAATAACCAGTTGTAAAAAGTTCTTGAGCGGCGTCTTCCATTGCACCAGCTTCGTTAGTTTCTTCTATAATAATATCTGTCATTGCACCCATAACATACCTCCTTTCTTATTCTTTCATAGCATACGGATCAGTAGACAACTCTCGTTGTTTCTTCTCCGGCTGCTTGCCCATAATAATTTCTTCCATATTTTTATATAAATAATTAGCCATCTGACCAATGACATTATCTTGTGACAATGTATCAACCAAATCTTTTAGTGACTCATTGTTTTGTAGACATCTAGATATTAGTTTACCACTTGCGCGTAGTTCTCTGTCTAGATAAGAATCTGTTGGCTTTAGTTTTACCCAAAATGCCATTGGAATAATACCTGTGTCAGTAACATCATAGTTTACAATACCAACAACTCGTCTACCATCAATTGGTAGAGTGAAAGTTGCACTAGGCATCCTATTAGGAATTTGTCTTCTCACCTTGTTATCCTTATTAATTAAAGTCATCTCCGTGTTCCTCGATAAATTGGTATAAACTAATATTAGTCTCCTTCACCTGTACTATCTCGTGCCACATTGTTTCTATTGTACTTTCTAATTTAACGATATATCTAGAATTTACAATAATAACTATTACACAAATAAATATTGTAAGGCCAGACAACAAAAAATTAGTGTACGCTTTTATTTCCGTAAGTATTTTCTTCTTCATTGTTGATTAAATCCTCCAGTTTTTGTTCCCACATTCTTTTCCATTCGGGGTCTTTTGCTCTTTCAGCAGCTTTTCGTAGGGAAGATACCCTAACTAAAAATATTACGTATTCATCGTCGTTATCCATCCGTATTCATCCTCCGGGTCTAGTGGTCCCATTATTTACCTACCTCTGGTAAAGTTTCTCTTGACCATTTTGTTTTAGATTCAATCCCACCTTCGACATTAGTTCTTGTTTGATCTAGTGGTAACATTACATAGCCGTTGTGTGTTGTTACTTTCATTCCTAGATGCATAAATTCTTCTTCGCACATAGGACAATCCATTTCGACTCCTTGGACTCTTATAAAGCTATTGCCATCACAACGAGGACAAATAGTTCTAACGAGATTTGCCATTTTTCTTTTTTATTTTTTGTTTAAGTAAAAAATCAATTAATGTTTGAATACTAACAGGAACTTCAAATTTGTTTTTAGCCAATGATTCCAATTGTTTATGTGTGTCTCGAGACACTGAAATTGATTTATAATTAGGGTTTGCCGCCATGGTTCTTTCTCCTTGTTATACTATGTTATATGATAATATATATCAAATATAATATTTGACAATATTATATTTTAATTTATTTTATAGATATCTTCATCACCTTCATGTGTCGGGTGTTATTTCTTTTCCTTTTTAGCATCCGACACTATTTCTCCCCAGTTTGGTCCTTTTTCATAATCTACTTTATTTGGTACACATAAATCTGCGGAAGCTTCCATAACTTCAATTATTTTTTTAGCGTGTTCAGGTGACTCAACGGATATATCTAATTCATCATGCACCTGTATGTGAGGGATAACACCTTCTTTATACAAATTTAGCATTGCTCTTTTAGTCATGTCGGCTGCTGATCCTTGTATTAATTTATTCAAAGCCTTATAAGTAAAAGCTCTTTTTAGAAACTGACCATATTCTTTTTTTGCATCTTCCAGAGGTAGCGGTGTGGATACCCCAAATTCATCGGGTTGCCATAAATTAAAATGACAAGATCTTCCCTCTAGAGTACGTATCTTTCCTACTTCTTCTGCTTGTCGCATTACTCGTTCAGATATCATTTTAACAAATGGTGCATTTCTATGATATTCTTTTAATAAGCCCTCTGCGTCTTCTTTCATTAATCCTAATTCTGACATTAATTTGTTTTTACCCATACCATACATGATACCAAGATTAATTGTTTTTGCTTGCTTACGATCAATGCCGGCCATGTCCGCAATCATCTGATGGAAATCAGCCTCACCTTTGTTGTATGCTTCAACAATTGTACTAGCGCCTTCCATATTCATCTTATGTGCATAGTGTACTAATATCCTGGGTTCTTGTTGTGAATAATCAAAACAACCCCAGGTATGTTTTTCCTCAGGTATAAATAAACTACGTAACATTGGTCCTAATATTTTATGTCGTGCAGGTATCTGTTGTAAGTTAGGATTAGAATAACTAAACCTACCTGTAACTGTACCGCCTTGATCTGATCGTATTTGATTTATATCTGCATGGATTCTACCATTGTGTTCACGTTTTAAAATTGTTTCAATAAATGTAGAGTTCATTTTATCTAGTTCCCTACATGTAACCACCATCTTAGGAAAATCGTGTGGGTGTGTTGCTAAAAAGTTTTTTGTAAAACTTGGTGCTCCCTTTTCTGTTCTATCAAAAGGTATATTTAATTTTTCAAAAGCTTTTGCAATAGATGCAGCTGACCATATTTCTACTTCTGCCTCTGCCAGTTTTTCCATCTTGGCCCTGGTTTCTTTTTCTTCTTTTAATAATAATTTTTTAACATCTGCTGTTTTTTCTAAGTCTACCCTTACCCCTTTAAATTTCATGTCAACTAAACATGGAAATAAATCTGTTTCTAAATTAAAAACATTCCATAATTGTTCTTCATCCAGTTTTACTTTTAGCACATGCCATAGTTTTAAAGTTGCCTCCGCATCTCTTTCCGCATACTCCCCAACAAATGGAGCAGGTAGTCGCCACATTTCTGCCTTAGGATCAACACCCCACTCTTTAGCTGCTTCTCTTAATACAGCTTCATTCTTTCTTATGCCTGCGTAATCTTTTGCAACTGAATCAAGTGAATAACGAAATCTGTTTTCATCTATTAATGACGCTGCAATCATAGTATCTATAATACGACCATTGATTTTTAAACCCATCGCACGTATCCAAGACACATCATACATTGCATTATGAAATATTTTATCTGCAGGTAAATCTAAAACTGTTTGAAACCATTTTAATACAGTCTTTTTTCCTAAACAACCTTTGCCACCTTCATGCGCAAAAGGTAAATAAGCTTTCCAGCCATCTACTGCAACCGCGATACCAACAACTTCTCCATCCCCAAAAATAGCACCCGAACCCAATTTTATTAAATTAGGATCACGTGTCTCCAAGTCGATAGCTATTTCTTTAGCAGATGATAAATCTAAACCTAATAGATTAGGTACAACCCAATCAGTTTCTGGACTAAAATTCATTGGTGTTTGTAAAGGTTTTAAAGGTACGTAAGGTCTTTTAGCCATTATATTGTTCCTTAAGTTTGTTTAAGAACCAGATTGCTTTGTCTAAGTCCTCAATAGGTTTGCCTTTGTGTTCGTGCCGCCAGATATATTTGACCGCACTGCCTTGTAGATAATATTTAAAACCGTCCCCTTGCATAGATTTAATCGCATCAATACATTGTACTCCACCTTTATTATAGTGTGCTGGATAGTTTACCGGATCATATTTCTTAGACATATGTGCATTCTCCTGTGTCTACATTTACATTTAAAATATTTACACCCAAAGATTTTTGTACTTGTGTCAATGATCTATTTATTTTATAGCCGTCGCGCTTTCTTCTACATTCTGATTTCACGTCAATGAGTATAACCTCGTATTCTTTTATTGCAACTAAATCAACGGCCCCTTGTTGAGACATGTTTCTACACACTAAATAGCCTTGATCCCATAACCACATCGCAGCAATATATTCTGCTTTGTCGCCTTTGATGTGTTGATGAAATCTCATATTTGATAACCTCTCTCATAATGTTTTGGTTCTAATACATGTAGATTTTCTCTTGCTCTAGTAATACCAACATAAAAAAGTCTATGTAATTCGTCCGGGTTTCTGTCGTGCTGTTCTTTGGCTATTTTTGATATGTCTGTAAACAATAAAACATTATCACACTCGCCTCCCTTTGCACCATGTATGGTTGACATGCTTATTCGTGGCGCTTTCGTAATCTTTTCATTGTTTGCCAACATGTTTCTTATATAAATTTCTGTGAACGCATCTAATTTTTTAAAAGCATCATACCAAACTTTATCCGTCAACAATCCGTGATCCACGGTGCACGTTTCATGATTATAGTATGAATCTTCTTTCAAAGTTGTTCCAGTCTTATATCCCCTAGCGACGTTCTCTCCTAGGTAACTATAGATATCTTTTATATCCTTAGAGTTTAAAGTAGTTTTACCTAGTCTAAACTTTTCCCAGTCTTGAATTGCTTTCAATAGTTTTAAAGGTAAAGAGTTTTTGCCTTTTTTAGAATAGTACCAACCTCTTTCTTTACAAAGCTCTTCCGCATCTTCTAAAAGATAATTAGTGCTGGCTAATACTAACCAGGTTCCTTTTGACATATTTACTTGTTCAATATTAGAATGACGTTCTCTGTTTCCGGTTATCTTAGTCATTACACCATTTTCATACTCTCGTTCAAAACAAGGTTTATATTCTTTTTCGTATCTGTTTTCTATTCTACCTATAACGCTTTGCGCAACCTCATGAATTAAAGGAGGTACTCTATAAGATTTTTCTAAAATACGGACATTGTCGACTTCTTCGTCCAACCTGAGGAAATGATCCACATCGGCTCCTGCCCATCTGAATATAGCCTGATCATCATCGCCTGCGATGTGAGTATTAGTAGATCTTCCCCAGAGGTTTCGCACCAACTTCCATTGGAGTGGAGATAAATCTTGGGCCTCATCGATGAACAAGACAGTAAATCTTGGAGCCATATCCGACTCCACAAACCTCTGTAACATATCTCCATAATCTAATAACCCTGTTTCTTCCTTATATCTTTTTAGTTCTCTATCTATAAGATAAAGCTTATCTCTTTCTATGTCTATATAATGTGTATTGCTGTCGTATAGATCTAGCAAAGGTATGTCCATTGCTCTAGCTTTGTCTATCAATCTTAGGTATTCATTGTCAGTAGTAAATGTTCCATCTTCTTCGCTATTATAAGCAGTTTTTATATCTAAAGGTATGCCGCAGTCCTTTCCAAACTCTTTATAATTACCTTTTTGCATTACTTGTGTCTTCTTTAATCGTAGCTGATTAAATGCTAGTGAATGTAAAGTCCTAAAATAAGGAAAATCTTCTTCAGTATACATTGGAAACTTTTCCATAGCTCTGCTTTTAGCTTCAATAGCCGCCTTCTTTGTAAAAGAAAAATAACCTATGTCCCTAGGATCAACAGCCTCATCCAAATGTTTTTTAACTATGTTTAAAAGCTCAGTTGTTTTACCTGTACCTGGAGGACCTAGTATTAATTCTTTCATCTATCTACATTCCCATGATAAACAATTACAACCGCTGTACAGTTAGGACATGATAAGTTCGTCATAATCATATGTTCTTCTTCGTTATTTTCTTCCCATTCAGTGTCGTGGTCACCGCCCCATATTAATTCGTGATTACAGCTCCAACATTTCATTAGAAAGGTACCTCTTCTTCGTATGGCTTTTGAGAAACATCCGGTTCATATCTCTTCATAGCTTTTATTTTTACAAGACGAGGAGTTTGGTTTTTAATCTTTAATCTGACCTCTTCTACAAATATATCTTTTAATTGTTTTAATAAATTACCTGTTTTAGTTTTATCCATCTCCCAGTTATTACGTTTGGCAAAT